GCCAAACCACAGAAGATCCGCGATAAATTCCAGTGTCAACGGGCGGTCAAGGATGGAATAAAACCCCCCGGTGATAAGATGGTCCATATCCCATACGGCGTTAAGGTCATACCTGATATGATACAACTTCCCGCCCAAAAAAAAGGGGGTTGATCGCATAACGCACCTACGTAGCTGACGCAATCGTTGGTTTGCCCGTGACCTTTCCGGTAAGTTCGAAAGTAACTAACCCTTCCTGTCCCGGTAGAGCCATCGGGGTATATCCGGTGATGTAGAAGTCACCATACCAGATGTTGTACGAACTGGTGCCGGCGACAGTGATCTTAAACCCGCTCCGTGTCCCCGCAATGAAATCCGCCGGGGATGGTAGTGATTTCCTGTGTGACGGTTGACAGGTATACGCAGGTAAACCCGACGTTCCCTGACCGGATAATCCCGCCGGAAATCGCCTGTTCGAAATAATCGGTTGTTCCCATGTTTGTGATATCAACCGCCCCCCGTGAATATGACGGTGCAGTGATCGATATCACGTTAGCAATATCAGTAAACGTCCCTGAGGATCCCACGCTCGAATAAGCAAACAGGCTCCCGAAGGCGTTCCTTCCATTAATGAAAGTTGACATTTTGAGTACTCCTTTTAGTTATAAGAAATTCTGATCTGGAAATTCTGGACCCATTGCATCCGGTTGTTCTCATCAACGCCCAACGGCATAGGTGATTGGAGCGGGTCGATTGAGAAGAACAGGTCGCCGGTACTGCTTGTAGGGATCCACATGTTCGATACATACCTAAGCCGGTTCTGAATTGCCAGCGCGGTATAATACCCGCTATCGGATGTGACGGCGGTAAGAAGTTCGACCTGGACGCGGGGATTGTCGATAGTTCCGTCAGCTATGGCGGTTGGTGCCAGACCGCCGTATTGGTGGAGCACTATGAAGTTCCCCGTACTTGCAGGCCGTTTGTTCAGGTATACGGTCCATGCGGTTGACCCCGCCCCGATCTGACCGTATCCAGTACTTGATGAGGTCAACCATGATCTCATGTCAGATAGGACGTTCATGCGAACCTCCCGAGTTGTTGCCCGATGTTATACCTATCCCGCATGGCATAGGCAACATCTGACGCGGTAAAACTCTGGAACGTAGCGCCGCCGGGAGTTTGCGCCGGGGAATAAACCCCGCCTTTGACTTGCAGCGTTATACCTTTGATAACGTTTGTAGGGATGTACTTAGCGCGGGCGTTGAACGGGTCTTCGAGATACTTAGCTTTAGTTCCGGGATGCGTGTGGTGGAGCGACAGGTCTTCGTGCTGGACGATAGCATAAATGCCGGTTTCGTCCGACTCGTTGCCGTAAGATATACCCACGGTAATGTTATCCCCCTCGAAATCCGGGCCGGATACTTGGAGGGTATCAGCAAGGTGCGGGAAATCAAGATGCGGGTTATCATCATCATACGGACACTGTTTAATCGAGTCCTGCGCAACCGCATCCATTTCACCCCGCATTGCCACACCTAACTGTTTAGGCAGGTATGTTTTCAACGCGAGAAGGTTGGCGTTAAGTTCCTCGACCCCCACGATCTTGATGTTCGCCATTCAGTTCCCCCCCTTCCCGATCAACAGACCTACTATTGTTCCGAAGGTTCCCGATACTGCGGTCGCAACTCCCGTGGCTTTCCACTGCCAGTTTTCAAGGATGCGGATCCGTTTCTCATGGTCGTCTTTACATTCAACTAACCCCTTGACGTTCTCGTGGATCATCAACAGGAGTTCCCGGTCAGTGTGTGGTCTGTCGCTCATGTGTACACCCGCACGTATTCGTTGTTCCCGTCGAAATCCGGCATGTATTCGATAGACAGGATCTTCGGTTGTGACCCGTCGGGGAGAGTGAGTTTGTCGTTGTAACCGATAGTAGAGTTGCCCGATAAGAAGATCTGGCACGTGCTGACCTTCTCCATCCCGCTGGCGTCGGTAATGAGTTTGTTGATCTGCTGGATGATACAGGTGTTACCGCTGGATGTACCGAGTACCGGGTTCCCTTCAGCGTCCCATGTGCCGCCGGAATGTTCGATAGTAACCGTCTGATGCGACCATTTTTCCAGCAGATCGGACATATGGGACATTATACCCACCCTATCCGCCGGTATGGTGCTAACAGTTCCTTAATTATGGGATCTGTTGCGGTATATGCCCGGCTGAGCGATCCAACGGATTCGAGGGCTACACCAGCAGGTCTGGTGGTCATCATTTCTACCATCTTGGCAGCGGCGATCTTACCGCCCCCGTGAAGGTCGATATAAGAGTAAGTGACCAGCACGCTATCAGTAGACCCGATCTGGCTGTCGGTGGTTGGAACGTAGATCCTGCCGCTCTCGTAATCTATCCGGTAATCTTCAACATACGTGCTTGGAATGTTGATGCGGGGATAGGCGATCTGGGTGTTCATGCAGTCGCCGTAATAAGCGGTATCCCGTGCGGTTGACGTGACGTAAACCGAACCCGGTATAACCGGTTGGGACGCTAACGATTTGTAACCGGACGAGCCGATAGCTGAGAAAGTGATAGATTCTTCTTTTACCTGATGGCTGAACGCGCCATTACAGTAGTCGTTAATCTGTACCGTGATAAGGGGTAGTAAGGCGGATACCTGCGAGTATTTCGCGCTGGCGGTAGTCATGCCCAACATATCGCATACTTCGAGTGTGGTTATCATGCTGACCCCTCATGTTAGGGTTGTTAACTCGTTTTCAGGTTTGGTGATAACGATGTTCCACAATTCGCCCATACTTTTTTCATTTCACGGAGTGCCCCGACTGCGCCTTCGTATTGCCATAACGCCCGCTGGCCTTGGTTCAGCTGTTCGTTGATCCCCGCCTGACGTTTTAGCATCTCGTCGATAGTGCGGGCAACTTTTGTTTCGAACTCGTTCTGTTTCTTGCTCTCGAACGCGTACATACAGGCGCATTTCAGCAGGTCGGACGCCGTGGGAATATACAGTTTTATACCCCTGCCGGCCGCCACGCCTAACCAGTATTCACAGGACGGCCTTTGAGCGACATACTCGTCGCCAACCGCCATGTCTACCCCATAAACTGAGATTTCCTGGTATCCCTCGTAGATAGCAAGCGCGATCATATACGAGATCGAGTTCGTCATGTAGGTGCCGAACGGGAACGCGGTAGTAACTTCTTTGAGCGGGAACGCAATGGAGTTAGGAACGGAATCTACTTTTTTCTGCATGTAGACCGGAACGTTAAGTTTTGACAGGCCGGCAAGACCGATATTCTCCGGGGGAGTGATACCTTTGTTCCGCATAAGGTTGACATCTTCATTGATGTTGTCAATGTCATGAAGGTCAAACCACCGGTCAAACCTGCCTCCGGGGAACGTTATAATTCGCCCGTGAAGGTCGTTAAGTCCCCAGATTTCCCACGTTGGGTCGGTGTATGGAGCATCAACGACGGTATCCGCAAACCCACAGATCGCGACTTTCTTGACAGGACGATGATACATCCGGGCGACCTGTTGCCATTCGGGTAACAGGTTACCTTTATCGTCAAGATAGATCGCGTTCCGGATAGGTTCCGGAGGATTCATTTTATTGACATCCTCTATCGTCCGGGCGATCTTGGGTGCGGTAGTTCCCTGCGGGGGGAACATTGACATTATCTTAGTCTGTTCCTCTGTCGGGACGGGTATCGGTTTAATAACCGCTTCTGCCTGTTTCAACAGTTCTTCGGTCTTCTGCTCAGTCAGTTCTTTTGTAGGTTCCGTTATTGTATCCATTGTCTTATCGCAGCACTCCTTAACATATGTTAAAAAAATTGGGTGAGATTGTGGAGAGGGTTTGATGTTCTTATCACGGCATCTCGAACGCCATAACATGAATGGTTGTGGCAACCGTAGCGATGGTTGTAGAGTTCGAGGACAGGTTAAGGTACTGGGTTGCGCTGTCTGTCGTGCAGGCATCGAACAAGACCTTAATTACCCGGTGGTTTGCCAGCGCGGTGATCGTTGACAGGCAACCATACCGTGCGGTTTCAAACGGACCGAAGAAGGTCTGTGAGTATTCAGAACTTGATGCGTTGAAATCGTTGGTAGCCCGTTTGAGGGTCGTTGAACCCTTGGCTACACCGCCGCCAACGCCGTAACCCCATGCGCCGTCAGTCGATGACGGATACTGGACGTTAAGCCTGATCGAGCCAAGCGAGGATGCCGGCAGGTAAGTAACCATCAGGCCAACCTTACCGCCATCGGAGATCTTGATATCAAAGTATCCGGTAGAGGTCGGAGCGAAATAGTTGTCACTAGTAAACGCTGCTCCCACGTTGTTAATTGCCATTGTTGAAGGATAAACTGCTTGTGCCATTTCTTTTCACCTCACACCGTACTCTCACAGAGCGTTGCACATACCAGAGCTTTGGGCTGGACGACTTTCATGCCGTAGACGTGAAGACCTTTGACGGCATCGCTGAACTTGCCTTCCTGCCGGTAAGCTTCGGTCTTGACGATCTGGTTAGCGAACGTGATCGCGTCGTTGGTTCCTGCCATGACATAGTGCTGGCGGGCGGTTGAGCCGGATGCTGTGGTTTCGGTCAGGGAGTTGCAGGTGTAGACGTTGAATCCGAGGATATCGCCAACGAACCCGTTGGCAGCTCCGCCGTTACCGGAAGGTGTGCCGATCCACTTCAGGATTTCTGCCTGAACCATGACAGTCTGCATCCACGGGGGAACTACAATCCAGCGACCTGCGCGGGGAACGTCGTTCTCGTCTAACGCACGGTGGATCTTTGCCAGAACTTCCGTTACTGCGGTAGGACCACAGGCAGTTGAAGTGACCGTCGCGCCCGCGTCAGTATAAAGACCTGCAATGTTGGTTTCAACCTTCTGCGCGAGAGCAACTGCGGCTTTCCGCATGGCTTCACCCATAACTTTGGGCTTGGTCTGCGCGGTGTCCACGTCGTCGATCTGGAACGCAAAGTAGTCCTGTTTGTCGATGTTAAGGACAGTCTGAAGGCCGGTAAGGTCCTGGACGGTGATATCTGACGTGCTGTTCTTGGTATACGTGTTTACGGTGATAGGACCAACCGCGTTGATACGGACGGTATCTCCTGCCCCGGAAATCTCGCCTTCGTAATCACGGTTGACTACGTTGGCGAACACGAACGCCTTATCGAAATCTGAAAACAGTTTTGCTGACCAGATTTCGGGGATAAAGTTGTTAATAGCCATTCTAAATACTCCTTATTGAAAAGAGGTTATGCTTTGAATTTCCCGGCAGCAAGAGCGGCGATAATCTCAGATTCGTTCTTCCTGAACCATTCCGGATCTGCCTTCGCTTTCTTCTGGATCTGCTCCGGGGTCATGCCAAGGAACGACGGTTGAGCAACCTGATCCCGCCCCTTCTGCGGGTCGCGACCATGTTCTTTCAGTTTGTCATCCATTGACAGTTTAAGAAATTCGTTAATCTTCGTTTTGAGAAGTTTGATCCGCTCTTCAGTTTTCTCTTTGTTATCCGCCTTGACGAAATCAACGAAGGTAATGTCTAACCCTTCCGCAACCAGTTTGTCGCGGGCGTGGATACTGACTTCCTTATCGTTAAGCTCTTTCTCTTTGGCGGCAAGGCGTTCCGTAAGCTGTTTCTGTTCATACTCACGGAGCTGGGCGGCAGTCATCTTCTCTTTCTGTAAAGATTCGATCTGGTCCTGTGCAGCTTTCAGGTCTTGCGAATATCTCGTTCTGACCTTATCGGTTTCAGATTGAATCAGTTTCTTAACAGTTTCCTCCGTTAATGCCGAAGGTTCCTGCGGGATGTCCTTAGCCTCTGTCGTAACAGAGTCAGTGGTTGGATTTGTAGGTTCCATATAACAATCCTTATCGGGTTCGCCCAAACACAGTGCCTTGAATAAGTCACCGGAAAAAAGTGCATCGGCGGTCTGTTCTCTGTTGCACTTTCCGTTGCCTTGGGTCTTGCGACTTGTAGCACCCAGCCGTTAACTGGCATCCCGCCCTGTGGAGCCCGGACTTTCCTCCCGATACTCGCG